GAGCAACTAGAAAGGTTGGTGTATTTCCCGATTTAAAAGCTACGCCATATAAGGTTGATGGTGATGATGAATTTAAAGTTGATGATAAGCTATCAAAATTAGTATCAAAGAGTGATTTTTGGTGGGAATATATGAAAGCTAAAAAATTAAAAGGTGGTGAATTTACAATTAAAGTATTAGGTGAAACTATTACAATACACCCGAATATTACTATAATCCGTATTGGTAACGATTCAAAGCAGATTAGCGCAAATAATACTTTTTTATTATTGGAAAAGAAAGTGCAAGAATTTATGGTAATATTAGTGAAAGAGTTGCCTATTAATGTGGATAAAGGAAATAATAGATATTTTTTAGCAGATAAAAAAGCGTTTGAATTTGCGTTTAATAAGTATCCAAAAGTCCCTAAAATGTTTTGGTTTTTCTCATTCATAACGCTTCTTAATGGAAGCCCATCTGAATTAAATACAAAACGAATAAGACGAATATTAAATAAATTTTTCTCTTCAAAATCTAAATAAAATGGCAATCAAAAGACTTAGTGATTTAACAGAAGAAGGCAAAGCAGAAGTTTTAGCCGTAGTTGAAAAAGTGTTCGGTAAACGAAATGAAAAATTCGATATGCACGGGTTAAGACATTCGGTGGCACATTTGAATAAAATAGGTGGTTCAATTATAACTATTCCGCTTGAATGTATGGCTGAATACGTTGATGTAATAACCAAAGAAGCGATTGATGATGATGATGGTTTTTTTATACTAACTCAAGTATTAAGTTGTGATTATGATAAAGCAAATCTTTCTAAATTAAACACCACGTCTATTGGTAATTTAGCTTACGTTTGTTTGAAATGTAACGACGAAAAAGCAAGAATTAAAGCAGAGAAATTTCTTGAAAAATATGAAGAGTGGTTTAATAAAAAGAATAATATAAGTCGTAAAAATATAAACTAAAAAACAAATAACAATGGAAACAAAAAGCAAAAAAAAGACAGTAAGTAATACTACTTCAAGTCAAGCAAAGAAAAACGTAAAAGACATTCAGTTTTGGGGTGACGGCGATACGTTTAAATTAATTAGTAAAGCATCTTCAAAAGCAGAGGGTTGGATGAAATCTTCAAAAGCAATGCAAATTGATGGTGTCGGTTGCGTAGTTCAAGTAACAACTCAACAAGGTAGTAACGTTGCGGAAGCAGTTACGTTTGTGCCTAACGTTAAAGTCCTAGAGATTAAGAATCCCGAAGGCGAAGTTATTTCAAGAAAATTGGTTAGTTTGAAAACCAAAGAATCTGTAAAGTCTAAAAAATAACGATATGGTAGATTTTTTTTATTATATCGGTTTTGTCTATATATTGATGCAAACTAGAGTTTTCTTCAAGACTGATAAGAGTATGAAGGAAATGAATGATACACTTGATTATTTGGATAAAGCTAAAGTGTCCGCAAGAAACGGCGAAGGGGTTAATCGAAAAGAAGTGCTTGATAGATATAATAAAAAATTTAACATAAAAGCCTTTATAGGAATTTGTACATTAATTTGGAATGTAGTAGGTATATTATTTACTGAACAAAAATTATTATTCGGACTATTAATGTTGTTGACACTTTCTTTTGTTCATATAGTTTCAAGAGCACCTTTTAACAAAAGGTGGGCTGTTTGTTGTATGGATTCGTTTGTGCATATATTAATAGTCCTAGTAATATTAAATAATCACTTTAAAGTATTGTAAAAATGAAGTTTTTAGAAGCGCAAGACGATAACGAAAATAATCTATACCAAAGACTTGTTTCAGAGGATGGAAATATTGAAATGGGTATATATCCAGTAATGTTTGGATACCGTGTAAGAGCGGGATTTGTTGGAAACGGAATATATGAATTGGATTGGTGTGGTGGCGACGAGCAAACTCAACTAGAGTTGCTTTATTCTATTATGAAAAACATATTGGAAGCTAGAGGTAATTTTAGATACGTTCCACCATCAAGCGTTATTAAACCATTTTTTAACGACCAAGATTTTGTTCATAGAATAAATGAATTAGTTTCAAAGCCATTGAAAGTAGTAACTCTTAAACCGTTACATTTAGATAGAGAAAAATTAATGGCTAATTTGTAATGGCAAAGCGGGTACAGAATAGCTTGGGTAAATACTTCCATAACAAGGGAGTTAAAATGGATATTAAGCATAAGAAATATGATTTAGACCGCTCAAGAGATTTTTATGTATTTGATGTTGTTCCAGTTGGTGCAGTTAGAATGACGCAAAGGGATAGAATGTTTACGAACCCGAATCATAAAGACCCGCTAAAAAGACAAAGACCCGCAGTAACCAAATACTTTGATTTTAAGAACAAATTAACGGCTCAAGCTACGGAAATGGGCTTTGAACTTAAAAAGGTTATGGAGGGTGTTTATTTGATTCCTATGCCCGATTCTTGGAGTGAAAAAAAGAAAAAAACAATGAACGGTACTCCTTGTGAGAGTGTTCCCGATTGTGATAATATTACAAAAGCTATAAAAGATACATTTAGAAAAAATGACAGCGATGTATGGTGGGAGAAAGCTGAAAAATATTGGGCTTACAGAGGAAGTATAATTTTGTTTGGATAAATAAAAAAGATTTATTAGTTTTGTAATGCTCGATAATGAAAAACATTTAAAATATCCCCACTCATATTCATTGCCTTTTCGCTTTCTGCGATAACAAGGACGAGCCTTTGATTGTGATGTGGGTGTATTTTGGTTAAAAGTAAAAAAATAAAACACGAATAAGTATGTCAGTAAAAAGAATTGATTTCACAAAAGACGAACGTTATGCAATCGCAGAATACGTTTATAGTCAAGAAGCGGATATTTTAATTATTAGTGATGCAACTAGATTGTTAGATGTATTGGAAAAACACAACCTTTTAGATAATTATGATAGTTTAATTAAGAGTGTTGAAAATAAAGTTTCGGGAATAATTGGCGCAATCACAAATATCCTTTATTTAAAAGTTTCAGCAGAGCAAATCGAAGAAATTATGAAGGAATATTATGGTGTTGGAACTATTGAAAATTAAAAAAATAACAATTAAAACAAAAATAAGTATGAAAACAACAGACATCAAAACAAAAATTGCAGAGAGAATCTCTAGCGCATCGGAAGAAGTATCAAATTCAGTTATTAGTGAATTTGCAAGTATTGAAATTAAAAGACGAACTGATTTAGTTTCAGAATCGGTAAGATTAGTTCAAAGAATGGAATCTAAATTAGGGTTATTAGAGGTTTGCGACCTTGTGACTTACAACAAAGAAGGTGAGAAAAAGGAAGAGTATTCAGAAAACAGATATAACTCTATTAAAGAATTAAAAGAAAAAATTGCTAAACTTTATGACGCATCTGATAATGCTTTGAAAGATAACAATGAAGAGGTTTTTGGAGTTTTAGAGAAAACAATTAAAGAAACTTGTTTTAATTATTAATTCAAAAATTGTCTAGCGTCAAACATATAAAACAAAAGGCTATTGAAATAGCAAATAACAGTCTATCTGAAATAATCATTGGCGTTATAAATTATAAAGAAGAGCCAGTCGTTAATAAAGATTTTGATATTGCTGACCCTTTTGGAGAAGATGTTTTTCATTTTGATTATAAGGAAAAATCATTTTCAAGAAGAGAACAAAGAATGGAAATACGAAGAGAGCGTAGATTAAAGAAATTAAACGGGTGTTAAAAATTTAAAAATAATATGGCAAAAATAGACCAAGAGTTCACGGCGTTGTGTAAAAAAATCCTTAGTGAAGGTAAAGAGTATGAAAATAAAAATCGTGGCGTAAAGAGGTTGCAAATACCTAGCTACACGTTAAGACACGATTTTGAAGACGGGTTTCCCGCTATCACAAATAAAAAACTTTACTGGAAAGGTATTATCGGTGAGTTGATTTGGTTTTTAAGAGGTGATACCGACGTTAAGTATCTTAATGAAAACGGAATTAAGATTTGGAACAAGGACGCTTACAATTGGCATAAAAAAACAGCTTCACCAGTTTTATCAGAAGAAGAATTTTATAAACTTGGTAGCGGAAGTGTTGGTCAAAATTATTCGGCTCAATGGAGAAATTTTAATGGAGAAACAGACCAAATAAAAAATCTTATTGATGATATGCGTAAGGATATTATGTCAAGCAGATTGAAGGTAAATGCTTGGAATCCTAGTGAGGTTGAACTAACAGCATTACCTCCTTGCCATTCTGAATTTCAAATCATTGGAGTTCCTTTGGAGAATGATACTTTTGGATTTGAACTTCATTGGAATCAACGTTCCGTAGATGTTTTTTTAGGGCTTCCATTCAATATTGCGTCTTATGGAGCACTTGCTAAGATAATTGAAAGTATTACTGGTTTTAAAGCATTAGCTATCGAAGGAACGCTTAAATGTGTGCATTTTTACGATAATCAATACGAAGCGGTAAAAGAATTGCTTGTAAGAAATCCCGACACACATTCTAACTGTGAAATTGAAATAAAAAAGACTGATACCGTTATGGCGGATGGAAGTTTTAGAAGTATTGATAGTATTTTTAGTGAGTATGAAATCAAAGATTTTAAACTTATTGGATACACTTCTGATGAAGAAATTAAAGTTGAAATGTTAGCACCAAAAGAGTAATGGGGAATCGAAAATTTAAAGAGTTCAAGCATATAGCCTTAAATCAAAATGATTTAGGGCTATTAGCTTCTCCTAAAACTTTATTATGTAAGGCAAACCTTGAATT